AGCAGCCCCGCCGCTGCCGCGTAGATCCCCACCGTGCTCAGCGCTTCCAGCTCCTTGCTGTAGTAGGTCGTCCGCCCGATGTACAGCGCCCGGATCACGTCCTCTTCCCGCATGCCCTCCAGGTAGCGCATCCGCAAAAGTTCCCAGCAGGCAGGGTCTGTCCGCGCATAGTATTCCTTCACCCGGTCCAGCACCGCCGCCCACTTGCCGAGCCCGTCGTACTGCCGCAGCGCCCTGCGCACCTCTTTCCGCTGCTTTTTGGTCACTGCCCGCCGCCTTTCCCGCTTTTTTTGCCGTTTTTGGCTGATATCTCACACATTCCCCGCACAAACCGCCTATTTTACGCGCAAAATAAATATTTCTTGTCTGTCATGTGCGAACTTTCGCAAACTCCCGCCGCCGCAGGATCACATAAGCCTGCGGTTCGGTGGCTTCCCAGCCCTCCGGCCGGGGCTCGGCATTCTCGTGCAGCCCGCCGGGGTCAAAGATCTGGATCTTCACGCACTCCCACCCCGGGAACAGCTTTTCCCACCACGCCGGGTCCTCCGCGTGTTCGCTGCAGGCCTCCCGCAGCTGGCGGCGGCTCCACTTGGTGTCAGCTGCCGGCTGCTCCTCCGGCAGGGTCAGGTTGCTGGTTTCCAGGCACCGCCGGAAGCTGTGGCCGTAGATGTACCCCACCGTGCCGCTCGTACCCTGCCCGTCAATGCCCAGGATCTTCTTCATGATGATCCGGTCTGCGTTCATGGTGCCCATGGGCTCAAACTCCCGTGTGCCGGGGACACGCCGCCGCCATAGATCCTCCAGCATATACCGCAGCTCCCGCCGCTCTGCCTCACTCAGCCCCGGGCACTGGGCAAAGCCATGCATGTGCAGCCGCCCGGCCTCGCCGTTGCGCACGGCCCACAGCATCAACTTCAGCCACGTTCCCCGCACGCCAAAGCGCTTGCGCACCGCCCGCTGCACCCGCCGGGCATAGTTCTTCGCGTCCCGCCAGCAGCCTTCCTCGTCCTCGGGCAGGTAGGCGTCCTCGTATGTAGCGGTCAGGTAAAAGCCGTTCTGGTCAAAATTGGCCAGCACCTTGCGCTGTCGGCGGCGCAGGCTGGCGGCTTTGTTCCGGCTCTTCTGCCCCCGGTCACTTTCCTTGCGCTTCTTGCCCCGCTGGCGGTGCTCCTGATCCGTCACGGGGTAAATGCCCACGGCCTGGTATGTGTCCCCGCAAAGGGTCCTTTTTTCCCGGATGTAGCTTTTTCGCATCCCGGTGCCCTCCCTGTCCGGTAAACTTTTCGTGTTGGTTTCTTTTCTGTGGCCCACACAGTCACAAGATTAACGGGTATACAAGCCCCCCAAAGCGCCCGCCCCGGACGCTTATTATAAAAAGGAAGGGCCTGTTCAGTTCAAACGCCTGCCGCCAGATTTTTCCCCTCTGGCAGCACCCGTTCGGCCTGACGCTCCCGCCGTCGCCAAAGCCCCCGGCCGCGCGCTGTCCACGCCGCCGGGGGCTCTTTATTTGTGGGTTCCGCCCATCCAGAACTCCGCGTCAAAGTCGTTCCGGTTGATCTTTCCCGCATCGTTCTGGCTCTTCGTGTAGGTCTTTTCTTTCTGTACCTCGGCTTTCCAGGCACGGTATTTTTCGCACCGGTCACTGCAGGCCGGGTGCCGGTCCGGGCAGTCCGGCGTGCATACCGGCCTTACCATGCCGGCTCCGTCGGTTTCCCCGCCGCTTCCCAGTACCCGTAGCTCAGCTCCTTCTTCCCACGCTCCCGGGCCTTGGCGTTGTAGCCCTCCAGCTCCCGCACGTCCAGCTGCAGCGGGTCCGGCTTTTCCAGGTACTTTTTCAGCCGTATCCGTGGCGCCGGTTTCGGCACCGGCAGGGCAGTCATTTTCGGCTTTGCCGGTCGCTTCGGCGGCTTTGCCTGGGCGTTCTCCGTCTTTTTCGGCTGCAGCCGCGCCTTGTAGGCTTTCCGGCTGTAGGCTACTTCTACCTTTTCCCGGGTGATGTCCCACCGGTGCTTGCCGCGGCGCTTGTGCTGGCGCTGCTGATCCCGCCACAGCGTCGGCAGGATCTTCTCCGCCCGCACCACGCCCTGGGCGGCCAGATCTGCCGCCGTGCCCTCGTACAGCACCTTCCCGCTGTCCGGGTCGGTCAGGCGATACTTGTATACCATCATACGGCGCTGCCCTCCTGCTTCCCGGCCCGGTGCTTTGCGCTCGCACGCTTCTCCTGCAGGCGCTTGAGCGGGTCCGCCCGCTCCTCACGCACCATGTCCCGCACCTCCTGTACCTGCACGCCGTGCTTTCCGGCCGCCTTTTTGCAAAAGCGCTTGCGGCTCATTCTGCATTTGTCCTTGCTCATGCGTTGCCTCCGCTCCCGTACAGCTCCACTTCCACACCGTCCGCCGTCACCAGCACCCCGCCGTCCAGCGCCACGGCCAGCTGCTGCAGCCGTGCCGACGGCACCCGCAGCAGCCCGGCAGGCCGCATCCACTTGGTGATCTCTCCGGCCCGGATGCCGATCTTCTCCGCCAGGGTGTCGGCGTTCTCGCCCCGGTAGCCCATCGCTTCTTTCAGGGTCATCTCGCCCGCCTCCTCTCCCAGCTCTCCGGCATGGCCGGGGCCTGCAGCACGGTCTGGATGCGCTTTTCCACTTCCGCCGGGGCCAGCGGCAGGCAGCCCACCCGCTTGCGGCTGGCCTCCACCATCCAGGCCCGCTCTGCCAGCCCGTCCAGTGCCTGCCGGGTCTGGCGCTGCTGCTGATGCAGCGCCTGTGCGTCCGGGATGTCCTCCACCTGCACGTCGGTCTTGTAGGCATCCCGGGCGCAGCGGCAAAAACGCTCCAGCGCCACGTCCACGCCGTCCTCTATGGCCCAGGCGGAAAGCTGCCGGAAGTTCTCCAGCACCGCTTTATGTAAGTCGTTCAGCCGCTTGGCACCAAATCCCAGCACCTCGGCGCAGGCCGCCGCGTACACCCGCCACTCCAGCGTGGCAGCGTTGTCCACCGCCATGCGGATCTGCAGCTCCTTCTGCTTGCGGGCCGCGCCCTTGCCCAGCGGCACCCGGAACTCCGTTTCCGCCCCTTCCGGCAAAAGGCTCACCAGCCAGGCCTGCCCGGCTGCGGCCTGCTCCCGGCCGCTTTTCCGGGGCTGGGCAATCACTTCCAGCATCTCCTCGTTGATCGCGTCCCGCCGCAGGTTTACCTTCCGCAGCCGCTGCACACCCACCTCGTACTCGTCGTGCAGGGCAATGGTCACGCAGGCGTGCATAAAATCCACCGCATTGTTCTCCGCCAGGCTGATCTTCTCGGTCAGGCTCAGTTTCTTCTTCATCTCTTTGTCCTTTCGTAGTATTCGTCGTGCAGCTTCTGCCACTGGGCCAGCGGCAGGGCCTTGTCCCGTGCCGCACGGGCCAGTACCCGGTACGCCAGGCCGTTTTTGTCCCGCGGGTTCATCCAGTCCGCCTTTTCCAGCGCCTCGTTCAACTCCCGTCGGTACTCTTCGTAGGTCAAGGCTGCACCTCCCCCTGCCGCCGCATCAGCTCCGTCATAAAGCTCATCTCTTTTTCGCTGCTGACCATATACCGTTTACCTTTTCCTCGCACCATGGCCAGCAGCCGGTCCTGCATCGTCTCGCCAAATTCCTTGGCGGCTTCCTCCTGCTCGGCCTTGGAGAGGTCCTTTCTCATCAGTTGCGCCACGGTGCTCAGGTAGGCATCTTCCAGGGCGTCCAGCGCTTTGCCCTTGCTTGTGTTCTGGCCCTGGCAGCGCATCACCACCGGGCCGTCGTCGATCACCGAAATGTTGATTTCAATCTTGCTTTTCACCCTTGTCCTCCTTCACGGTTCCCCGTGGTCGTTCATCCAGCTGGCCGCCAGCGCCCTGGCGTCCGCCAGTTTGTCGCACAGCATGTTCACGGCTGCTTCCTGCATCCACTCCGGCAGCTTGTCGGCCTGCATCAGGGCAGCGCCCATGTCCCGCACCAGCTCCTCGCCGTGCAGCTCCATCCGCTGCCAGATCTCTGCCTCGTCCGGCGTCAGGTTCTCCGGCCGGCTCACTTCAGCACCTCCACGCTGTAGGCCTTGCAGGTACAGCCCCCGTGCTCTGCCCGGGCTTTGTCCTCGACCATGGCCTTTGCCACGCCCTTGCTGATGGCCTGCACCTCGTAGCTGCAGTGTGTAAAGTATTCGCTTTTGGTCTGTGGCAGCTTCTGGCTGCACTCCACATTCACGCGGTATCTGCCCATCCTTCAGCCCGCCTTTCTGCGGTCAGCCGCTCGTTTTTCCTGCGGCTGCCGCTCCTTGCAGGGCTTTTCGTCCTCTTCCTGCTCGGCGCAGTTGCCCAGGCCCGCCAGCACCACAGCCAGCGCCAGCAGCACCAGCGCCCCCACAAAACACCCGGCCATGGCCCAGCCGGTGTAGCTTTCCAGGCCGCTTGCCACCAGCAGGCAGCCGATCAGGCTGGCCCAGCTGCCGCAGTAATAGATCCATTTCCGCATTGTCAAAACCTCCCGTTTGTGTTAAACTTCTGGTGATGAGTGCATGCTGCTTTCATCACCCCTTGGCCTTGCCGGTGCTGTCACGCCGGCAGGGCCTTTTTGTTTTCTTGCACTTCTCCCGCTGCTTCTGCCATGCTTCAAACGCAGCCTGGTTCTCCGGGTCTGCGTAAAAATCCGCGGCAATGTCATACAGCGCCCAGATCTGCCACATCTTCAGCGGCCCGCTTTCACCGTCCATTCACGCCTCCTGTCAGTCCGGGTTAAAGGTCTGGAAGCGTTCGCCTTCGCCGGGTGCTTCCAGCGGAATCTCCCACTCGGCGCAGATGCTCTCGGCCACCGACTTTGCAAAGCCGATCAGCTCGTCGCCCCGCGCTGCCATCAGCACTGCCGGACCTACAATGCTGCTCATGTAGTTGAACGCGTACAGATCCGTGGCGTGCTCATTGTAAGGCAGCTCCTGCAGCAGGCCCTCTTCGTTCACGGCCATCTGGATGCTGTTCACATCCTCCCGTGCCCAGCTGGCAGCCAGGCAGGTGTCGGCCATCTCAATGGGCCCGCCCACCAGCTTCTGCAGCGTCTCCAGCTTGCAGGTGTCCCCGTCGTCACAGGGCAAAAGGTAAGCGCTGGTGTCCACCGGCATCACGATCACAAAACGTTCCATGTCCTTATCCCTCCGTATTGGCATAGCCTGCTTTTTCGGCGTCTTCCACGCTGACATCGTCAAAACACTGCTCCAGCACCATCAGCACCCGGCGCTGTGCGCCGGGGCGCAGGTTTGCCCGGCGCATAGCGATCAGACAATAGCCCATGCAGGCTGCATTGCTCCACGGCCCGTTCAGGTTTGCCAGCATCCGGGCCGCCTCGTTCTTCTTGCCCATCTCTTTGTCCTCCTTGGTTTCATGCATTCTTCCCCGGCTGGCCCTTATTCTCCGATTTGTGCTATACTTGCACCGAAAGGAGATGAAAGCCACCCGTGCTTTACAAAATCATGTTTGAAATTCAATGTCCCTTTGACGCTCTGGGAATTCTGCCTGCAATGGAATCCGAAATCTGCTGCAGCGTTGTCCCCGGAAAGTCTCCGGTTTTCTCGGTTCCTAACGTCTGTGACCGCTGCAACGACACAAACTTTGAGCAATGTCAGCAATGCACTGGCGCAATCTATCAGATGTTCCGGCAGGGGCTTATCCCTGTGGAGTTTCTTCCTTCCTGGCCGGTTCGCACTCTGCCTGACCCCATCCGGCCATGTCTTGAGCTGCTTTCAGAATGATTTCTGCATTCTCGGCAATCACCCCGGAAAGCGACCTGTTATAATCAGGGTCATACACAGCCATCTTTCTGGCCGCCATCCACCCCGGCAGGAATTCCCAAAGGGTCTGTGCCGCTTCCAGTGTTCGATTATTTTCTTTGCTGTGTAAGTACAGCCCCAGTTCGTCGTAGTCTCTGCCCGCCTCTTCCACAGGCGTGCAGGGCTTTTTTGTTTCTTCCTCCACCTTCTTCCCTCCCTTCATGCGCTCTTGCCCGGCTGGGACGAGGTGTTAGAATCTTTTTGAGATACCGTCAGGGCAAAAAAGATCTCATTGACCTCTTCCGCACTCAACCCGTAATGCTCCTGTATCGCTGCAATTTCATTCTGCCGAAACTGCGCTCCACGGTATTCATTGATTTTCGCATTCAGCCGGGAGAGGCTCATCTGCAGATACTGGGCCAAATCTTGCTGTGATTCGCCATGCAGCTGCATCACAGCCTTTAATTTGCGTTCGTTCAATCCATTGTCACCTCCGATTTTTTAAGATACTTAGATATTAGCATCATCGTATCTTTTTAAGATACTTAGATATTAGCATCTTCGCCGAACCTTGTCAAGATGTTTTTTCTTGCATTTTAGATTTTCTATGGTATTATTAAGATACACTGTAGGAAGGGGTGATATTTCATGACCACCGGCGACAGAATCCGCCAACTGCGCATCGAGCATCAGATGACACAAGAGGAGCTCGGTGCAAAGGTTGGCGTACAAAAAGCAGCCATCTACAAGTACGAAAACGGTCTGGTTGTAAATCTCAAGCGTTCTGTACTTGAAAAACTCGCTCTCGTATTGGACACCACTCCCACCTATCTGATGGGCATGGAAGAATCCGAGCACAATCCATCCACACTCACCCCTCAGCAGTCTGCTCTGCTGGCGTCCTTTGACCAGCTCAACGAGGAGGGACAGACCAAGGCCGTGGAGTATGTGGAGGACCTTGTGCTTACCGGCCGTTATAAAAAATGTCCTGCGTCTGAGCTGGGCGCAAAAGAAGCGTAAAAAATAAAGCCGCCTGTCTGGCGTCTGTGTGAGGATGTTATCATGGGCATATCAACCAATTTTATATTGATTTTTTTGCTGGCAGCTTTACTTGCTTACATTTCTTTTCTTCTTTGGAAACCGCTCAAAGTCTCTGAGCCTTCAAGCAAACTGATTTGTTTTTTTCTCGCCCTTGCCTTTTCCGTTTTCCTCGGCCTTGTTTATCTCCTCGGTTTTACTTTAGGTGGCACAGCGTTCAGCCTTATGATGTTCGGTCATACCATCAGTTATATTCTAGCTGGCATCTGTAGTGTTCTTCTTTGTGCTTATACCATTAAAATTCTTCCCTCGAAGATTGGAAATGGCACTGCTTTTCACTGTTTCTGTAATATTTCTTTTGTTGTATTCCTTGTTCTTGGCATCGGAGAAATTGCGACAGCTCATTCTTCTAATTTTGTTTTATCTACACTTCCGAATGCTGTATTCGATAATACTGTACTCGGTATTTCCAATATCGGTGTCGCCCTTTGTGCTGCCTGCATTCGCCCTTCTAAAAAAGTTTCTCCGGCCGTACCAGAAGCATCTCCTTCTCCTGCTCAAGTCTCCATGCCGGTCGAAACTCCTTCTGCAGATACATCCGATTCGGAGCAGAACGACCCTCCTGCTGTAAAGAATGCGCCTGATCCTGATGTTCCGCTCTGTGTACCCGCTGTTCAATCGCAGAAAGACTCTGTTTCCACTAAAGCGGTCATTCATTTCTCTGTCAGTAAAAAGGTGCTTCTCGTGGTTGCCTTTATTATTGTCCTCATGATCGGTATTCTGACCGGTTTATTCTTGGGAGAAGGGTATTTTGCACCACATTTTACACCTTCTTCACCTTATATCGACTCTTTAAAAGCTGCTGAAAAAAGTGCTGCAAGCACGGCTTATTCTAACGGCTACAAGTCCGGCTATGCTTCTGGCCAAATTGATGGCTACAATTCGGCTTCCGAAGCCAGCCGGGATGCTTACTCTGAAGCTTGGCTTAATGGGTGGGACGGCGGATATAATTCCGGCTATGAAGAAGGCTATAACGCCGGCTACGATGACGGCTATTATGCATATTGATTAACAAGATGCGGCCCGCCAGGCCTCTGGACACGCAAGTGTTTACGCGCAAGATGGCGGGTATTTTTTTCCTTAAACGCACAAAACCCCTCCAGCAGGTTCCTATTAAGTCTGCTTATTTATGTCTTGTTTGTGAAGGATTTTTGAATTCTCATTGCTTGTCAAGCCCTAATTTTTAGTTTTTCTGTTGCGTTTGCAACTTTTCACATTTTTTTCGTGTACAAACCCGCTCACCGAGCGTATAATAGACTTGCAGGAACGTATTCCTGCCAAGACAATGAAAAGACTGCTGGTCTTTGCTTGTCCGCTGAAAGAGGGTAGCCCCTCCCTGCCATGAAAAAATGGGGAATTAAAAAAGCGGTGAGCTCTTACCGTGAGTAGAGAATGAAAAAAGCGGAGAACCTCTGCCGTATAGTGAGGAATGAAAAAGGGTGCGGGACAGGTTACTGTTCCGCACCTTCTTGGATTAAGGAGCTGAATTATGGGGAAGTTTCAATTTTACCACATTAACGAACACTATATCAGCTATTTACATAGTATTGACACCCGTGTGCAATACAATAAGGGGCAGCGGCGTCCGTATGTTGGAATTGTACTCTCCATCAACGGCATTGATTATTATGTTCCCCTTGAATCCCCTAAGCCCAATCACGTTAACATCAAAGGCGGCGGTCCTGTTATGAAACTCGACGATGGTCGTCTTGGCCTAATGGGCTTCAACAATATGATTCCTGTTATTCCATCTTGCTTGATCAAATTTGATATTCAGAGTATCGAAAATGAGAATTATAAAATGCTCTTGTTGAATCAGTTAAATTATTGCAACAAGAATCGCGATCTTATTCTCCAGCGTGCAGAATCCACATACCGCAAAGCTCTCAGTCGTAAAATCCCGCTGTATCAAAAGGTATGCTGCAATTTTGAAAAATTGGAACGTAAAAGCAAGAAATATGATCCAAATTACGTTCCATCTAAAAAGAAAATTCGTGCAACCGTACCTTCCAAATAATTGTTCTTTTCAAGGAGCTCCCCGCCGGGTGCTCCTTGTTTTATAAACGCACAACCCCCTCCAGCCGTTTCCAGCCGGAGGGGCAAACAAAAAGCCCGCCAAGGTATGCCTGGCAGGCCACATGGAACTACAATCAATCACCCAGATATTTCAAAAGCTGCACCAAATACTGGCCGGATTGCCGGTCTCGCTCATCTCGGTCAAGATCCCGTTTGCCGAAGATCACAAAGCCATTGTCTCCGTAAAAATTGAGCAGCGCGTCTTTGTCCTCGCATTCCAGATACACAAACTTGCCGCCCAGCACCGCCTGGATCGCGCGCACCTTATCAGTCGCCAGCTTCAACAGCACGTCGCCCGGAATCAGGTTGTCGTATCCGTTGGCAAAATTTTTGCCAAGCTGACCAATCAGAGGTGCTGAGATCATGTAATTGTCCGTCATAGAGCGTCGCGCATCCCTTGCCATTGCAAAACGATTCACTTTCTTTGCAACATTTTTACTAATGTTCTTGCGTGGAATTTCGAGCACTTTGTTTGACAGTGTAAAATATCCCACCAGCACTGGTTTGTCTTTGTAAGATGTCACCACCAGCTGCGTCTGGGCAATTCCCTGCCTGGCAAATTCAATGGCCTTGCAATGCAGAAAAAACTCCACGTCCTTATTCAGCGGACAAGAAAACTCGGAAAGGATCTCCTTTGTTCGACCCTCTCCGAGTTCTTGGATCATATCTTTTAGGTTAACTAATCCGTATCCTGTCATTTCTTTCCAAACATCTCACGCAGCGCATCGCCCTTGATCTCATGGACAGTCTTATCCACAACGACATTTTTGCTGCTCTTTCCCTCTGCATTTTCCAATGCTCGTACAAAATTCCGTGCAAGCGGTTTTGAACGAATCACGACATTCTTTGTAATACTCTTTGTCGCCATCAAAAAGACCTCCTTCTTTTTGAAAGTGCAAAGCTATACCTTGCATCTTCATTATATGCAATCCAGCCCCCTTTGTAAAGCCGCCTGTGCAACTTTCATGTAAAAAACGCACAAACCCCTCCAGCCGTTTCCAGCTGGAGGGGTCTGCCCCGTCGTCAAAAGGTAAGGATAAAAAAGCAAGAAGGTTTCTTTCCATGCGTCGCCTGCCCTTACAGCATAGCACGCTTTTTGGATATGGGCAAGCAAAAGCCCCGGCGCTGGTACAATGCAGCGCCGGGGATAACATGGAGTGCAGCACAAAACCGGACAAAGAAAATTTTATGCTTGCAGGGGTCAGTATATCACACTCCCTGCATATGGGCAAACCGCCCGGAAAGGAAGTGTTATCATGCCCCGCAAAAAAGCTCCTGCGGCCGAAGCGCCGCGCCTGGTGGCTTACTACCGCTACTCTGGCGGCAGCCGTCAGACCGAGCAGAGCATCGAGGGCCAGCGTCGGGACTGCGAGGCCTACGCCCGCGCCCACGGCATGACCATCCTGCGCGAGTATGTAGACCGCCATATCAGCGGCAAAACCGATGACCGCCCTGCCTTCCAGCAGCTGGTGGCCGACAGTGCGGCGCACACCTTTGACGCCGTGATCTGCTGGAAAACCGACCGCCTGGCCCGCAACCGCTACGACAGCGCCGTCTATAAGAAAAAGCTCCGGGACAACGGTGTGGAGATCCTCTATGCCGCCGAGAGCAACATCTCCGGTGCCGAGGGCATCATCATTGAGGGCCTGATGGAAGCTCTGGCTGAGTATTACAGCGCCGAGCTGGCCGAAAAAGCCCGCCGTGGCATGCGGGAATCTGCCCTCAAGGGCAAGGCCTTGGGCAGCTCCCGCCCGCTGGGCCTCACCGTGGACGCCGACAAGCACTACATCATCGAGCCCACAGGTGCCGAGGCCGTCCGGTATATCTTCGAGCAGTACGCCGCCGGGCTGTCCTCCTCCTCCATCGTGGAGCGTCTGAACGCCATGGGCCTGCGCACCGGTAAAGGCAACCCGTTCAACAAAAGCAGTATCAACCGCATCATCCAGAACGAGATGTACCGCGGCGTTTACGTCAGTAAAAAGTTTGATGTCCGCATCGAGGGCGCGATCCCGGCCATCATCGACAATGATCTATGGGAAAGGGCACAAAACATGTTTGAACGCAACCGCCAAAGCCGCACCCCGCACGCCTCCCGCGCCGATTATATCCTCTCCGGCAAACTGTATTGCGGAGAGTGCGGCTGCCTGATGAAGGGCGTCTGCGGCCGCAGCAGCGGCAACGGCCAGATGTACCACTACTACGCCTGCCCCGGCCGCTCCATCGGCCGCGCCTGCACCCGCAAAAACATCCCGCAGGACGAGCTGGAGGCTATGGTGGTCAACGCCGTCGCCGATCTGCTGCTGGA